ACGACACAATCGAAGAAATCTTCGGAGTTTTCAAGAAAGAAATTTTAGACTTATTTGAGGAAAGATTCTTAGATTTTTGTAGACCTTTGAACACTCTCTCCGTCGATGATATGGATGGAGTGGTTGTTACCAACAGAAATTTCCAAAGTTTATTGACAGAAATATTATCTGTTGATGTCATCGACCGTCAACTAAATTACAATGATTATGTAATTAAAGCTGGAAATGCTCAAACACTGAAAGTTGGTTCGGTGATTCAAACTTTGTTGGAATATAATGTTGTCTTTAGATACGGAAATCCAAGTAATTTCAACAGGAAACTTTTCGGTAGTTTCACATCAAATGAAACAAACAAAGTTTTCGATGGTTACACATGGCAACCATATATTCAAAATACACTACCAGGACCAGGAGGGAATATTACATTTGCTCAATCACAGGCAAGTTCCCCTGAAGCATGGAACGCTCTATACCAATGGGTCGGATTCTCAACAATTCCTGAAATGGATTATGTTGGAACAAGTTCTTATATTACAGACTTTTTCCCTGCGGTTAACATGGCATTTACTGAAGACAATGTAAAAACCTTTGCTCCGATGATTAAGATTTTTGCAACCCAAAAGTTGAAAAATCAAGGTCAATATAGTGGAGCGACATTCACCACCGATATTAATACCTATTACCAAAATGGTGATGAATTTGTAAGTGAGATATTGACCCAATTGTTTTTTTCATTACAAAAACAATTACCAAATGTTGAACAAACAAACGACAAGCCAATCCTCTCAGCATTGGATGGAGATACCTCAAAACTCGATTTTTGGGAATCGTTCAAAGCTTTTAATGATAAATGGATTGCGGGGGCCGACTTCCAAAATAGACCTCTATTCCAAGACGTTCTTTTCTTAGATAGAGCAAACAGAGATATCGGAGATGTTGTTTTGGTTGATGTTATAAAATTGAAAGAATTCTTCTCGGGTACGACAACCATGAATACCCGTGTGATTGATTTTGTCAGTAAAATTATTGCCGATAACAAGTTCCAAATGATGCCAATGCCTGCATATGTAAACTTTTGGGGATTGGGGGATGTAACCAACGGAGTTAGACCAACACGAACTGAAACCTCATCGGACTTGGCAAATTCTTTGTTCGGTACATTCTTGGAAGTAGATTATAGAGACTCCCAACCAAAGTTGGTGTGTTATTATGTTGGTAAACCAAGTGAACACTTGGAACTCAAATCAAATCCTGAATATCAGTACAAAACTGATTCATTCCAATTCGATTGTGGTGGTGACCAACCATTGGTAGATAATTTACAAAATAAGACCAATTGGGGACAATCCAACAAGGTTGTTGCATTCAATGTGGATTTCGGTACGAGGAATCAAGGGGTTTTCTATAGTATTCAGTTGGACCAAAACCAAGCTGCCGCCACAAGTGAATCAAACAGGGTTGTTACTGACATAGCCTTACAAGCGGGAGGTAGAAATGCGATGAGTTCAAGTGTAGGATTATTTAATTTTTATAAAACACGAAGTTATGAATGTAGAGTTGAATCTATGGGGAATGTCATGATTCAACCAACGATGTATTTCAATCTACAACATGTCCCTATGTTCTATGGACCATATATGATTCAATCGGTAGAACACGTAATCGATTCGGGTAATTTCAGAACATACTTCTCAGGAATTAGAATGCCGGTATACTCAATACCTTTGATTACCCAACAACTTGTAAGTCTAAATAAGAATTTGTTGTCTCAATTGGTACAACAGATTTCGAGGTTGAAAGAAACTACGGTAGTTAACCCTTCTAAGAATATTATTGCGGTAGGTAATTCAATACAGAATAACAGTGAGTTTACCGCGGCTAATCCTGCTCAATGTGCTAACGATATTGCTGTGGCTAACCAAAGGTATAGAAATTTTGTGGGGATTGATAGTCCAACATTACGTTCGATTGCTTACAACGATTTCGCAACAATTATTAAAAATAATGTTGCCGACAGAGTTGCCCGTGGTATGGTATTCTTCAATGCCTACGTTAATGGACATGATGACACCAAAATATATGCCTACGATTATGATTTGGGAGGGACACCTCTTGGAGGAACAATTTACCAAAACATAAGTTACGCTCAGAGAGGAGAGATTTATTTAAGACGAGAATATTCATGTCGTTCTAATCAGGGGGTAACAGCACCTTATGCGACTTTTGACAGTTTTCAAAAATCTGTAGAGTTCATTGAATCCTATTATTTGAATAAGTCAGGTCCACAAAATAAATCTATCGTTTATTCTAATCCAAGTTACAAATGGAATAATAAATCTGATTATGCAATCAGTTTAGTTCAAGTGTGGTTGGAATGGTGGCCAACAAAACGTTGGAATACAGAAGCGGAAAAAGAAAAATGGATTAAGGCTAATCAAAAGAATTTCAATGAATTGGTGAAAGCTGCTGACGAAGTCACCGAGAAAGCAATCAGTTTAGGTCTTATTTCGTTTTAATTGATATTTATAGAGAAAAAAGTATGAATCTAAAGCAACATCTTGACAATTATCTTGGAACTAACTCAAGATATAGTGAAAAAGCCACAGGTAATGGATACACGGAAGTTTGTGACTTGAACACTGGTGATTGTTACACAGTTAGAGACCGTGATGGTCTTATCGAAAGAGTTGATAACACGATGAGAACCAATAAAAGAGTCCAAGTTGAAACACCACAAGGAGTGAAACAATTATTAAATGGTTAAACAATGAACACTGTAGACAAAAAAATATTAGAACAACTTAAGAGACACAACTCGATTAACAAGTATATTACAGAACAAGGGGCACCCGAAGCGTTACCACCTGGAACTGAAGCACCTGCTGAGTTAGGTGCGGAAACCACTACTCCTCCGGCACCTGAAGTTGACCCTACTTTGGCCGAACCTCAAGCAGAACCTGAAGTAATTGATGTTACCAAGGACGATGACGTGGAAAAAATTGATGATTCTGGTTCATCTACAGAAACCGAAGAAGGTTCAGAGGAACTTGATATTACTGATTTAGTAAATTCACAAAAAAACATGGAGTCAAAACAAAATGAGTATTTTGACATGATGTTCAAACAACTTGAAGGTCTGCAGGGTAAGTTAGCTGAAATGGAAGGTTTGGTTTCACAATTAAATTCTATTGAAGAAAAAATTGAAAAATACCGACCCAAAACAGCTCAAGAGAAACTTGAATTAAGAACTTTGGATAGTGGACCATACCACCAAAAACTTTCAGATTTTTTTCAAGACAAGCAACAAGATATGGAAAAACAAGGTAAGAACGAATACGTTCTCACCTCAGACGAAGTTGAGCAAATCGTACCAAGTGAAATTAAAAAAACATTTGACCAGTACGGTGCTGAACCAACCGGTACATCTTTCAGATAAGGTTGAAAAGGTTGAGTTATGAACTATATTATAAGGGTCACGTTGTGACCCTTTTTTTTGGCGACTGATTTGACGAAACAATAAACTTGGCGTATATTTTTTATGTCCTAACAAACTAATTTTAATTTAACATGAGTAATGCACTTGACGCAGTACTGGCTCAGTACGAAAAGAACTCACAAGGTTCAAGTGACAGCAATCGTATGTCACAAGAAGAAAGAATGAAGAAATATTTTGCTTGTATTCTACCGCAAGGTCAATCACAAGGTCAACGTAGAGTACGTATTCTTCCAACAAAAGATGGTTCTTCACCTTTTGTTGAAGTTTATTACCACGAACTTCAAGTAGGTGGTAAATGGCAAAAGTTCTATGACCCGGGAAAGAACGACAACGAACGTTCTCCTTTGAATGAGGTTCACGAAGAACTTATGGCTACAGGAAAAGAATCCGATAAAGAACTTGCTCGTCAATACAAATCACGTAAATTCTACATCGCAAAAGTTGTAGACCGTGATGCGGAAGACGAAGGTGTAAAGTTTTGGAGATTCAAACACAATTACAAGAACGAAGGTATCTTGGATAAAATTATCCCCATTTGGAGACAAAAAGGTGATATCACCGACCCTGAAAAAGGACGTGACCTTATCATTCAGCTTGTAAAACAGAAGACTCCTGGTGGTAAAGATTACACATCAATTCAGACCATTATGCACGATGACCCATCAATTCTTCAGGAAGATGCTGAAGTTATGAAGTCATGGTTGGCAGATGAACTCACTTGGCAAGATGTGTATTCCAAAAAACCTGTTGAGTATCTTGAGGCAATCGCTCGTGGTGAAGAGCCACGTTGGGATAGTGAAACAGGTAAGTATGTTTACGGAGATGAAGCTATCATGTCTATGGGTGGTGGAAAGTCATCTGGTGTGGCAGACCCTCAAGCAGGAGCTGACCCTGACGAAGATTTACCGTTCTAATTAACAAGGGTGCAGGCGGTGTCTGCACCCTTTAATATTTTTTAATATGGCACTAAAGAAAAACGATTTCAGTTCAATCAAGAAGAAGTACTCTACTTCTGCAAAATACAAACCCCAAAGATTCTTTGATTTGGGTTCCGACTTTTTGGATGCTGTGGGACTACCTGGTCCCGCAATTGGTCATTTGAATATGTTCTTGGGACACTCAGATACAGGTAAGACCACTGCGTTGGTTAAAACTGCGGTCTCGGCTCAGAAACAAGGCATTCTCCCTGTATTCATTATCACCGAACAAAAGTGGAGTTTCGAACACGCGAAACTTATGGGTTTTGAGTGTGAAGAAGTTGTTGACCAACAGACTGGTGAATTGGAATGGGATGGATTTTTCATTTTCAATAATAATTTCGACTACATTGAACAAATTACTGACTACATCAATAGTTTGTTGGACGCTCAAGAAAAGGGTGAACTTGATTATGATTTACTGTTTCTTTGGGATTCAGTTGGTTCTGTTCCTTGTAAGATGACTTACGAGGGAAAGGGTGGTAAACAACACAATGCATCTGTGTTAGCAGATAAGATTGGTATGGGTATCAACCAACGTATTTCAGGTTCAAGAAAGGCTGATACCAAATTTGAAAACAGTTTGGTTATTGTCAATCAACCATGGGTTGAACTCCCCGACAATCCTTTCGGGCAACCTAAAATCAAAGCTAAAGGTGGTGAGGCCATTTGGTTAAACTCATCTTTGGTATTTTTGTTTGGTAATCAAAAAGGTGCTGGTACCACCAAGATTACTGCAACCAAGGATAAGCGAACTGTAAAGTTTGCTACTCGTACCAAAGTTTCCGTATTGAAAAACCACATCAATGGATTGGGTTATGAAGACGGAAAAATCATTGTCACCCCACATGGTTTCTTGGCCGGTAAAGAGGCTGCTGAAGAAAAGGCATCCATCGAATCCTACAAGAAAGACCATGCCGATTATTGGAAAACTATAATTGGTTCAGATGGTGATTTTGCGTTGTCAGAGGAAAAGGAAAGTGAAAACCTATAAACTTCTTTTTAGTGAGGACTCTTTTAGTAGATGGTGATAACCTATTCAAAATCGGATTTCATGGAGTTAGAGAATTCTATGT